AGGTAAATTGGCTCGTGAACTAAGGGCCCACCCACCCTATACAGAGGGGTCCCACACGTTTTACGTGTGTGACAAATCGACGCACCCCCCACACCCCTTTTTGGCTCGCGTATCGTGGGCCCACCCTTATACCAAGTTTTAGACTTATACTTGCGCTAAATAGAAAATGGCAATAGAATAGAGGGGGTACCCCTAAAAAAACAAAAACTGGTACAAAACAGAAGTGAAAAAATTCTGCAAAAATTTTTATGAAACAAGATTTAATTGAGAAGCTACCCCCTGACGCCAAAAAACAATTCCTTAAATACGCAATAAAACTTTCTGAAAAGAAAACTAAATCAAAAGTTAATGATGACTTCTTATCTTTTGTTAAACACGTCTGGCCAGAATTTATTGAAGGTAGACATCACAAAGAAATTGCTGACAAATTTAATAAGCTTGCAGAAGGCAAAATCAAAAGACTAATTATTAATATGCCACCAAGGCATACCAAATCAGAGTTCGCGTCCTTCCTTCTACCCTCTTGGATGGTAGGACGTAAACCCAATTTAAAAATAATCCAAACAACCCACACCACGGAGCTCGCTATACGATTCGGTCGTAAAGCTAAAACTCTAATGGATAGTCAGGAATACAAACAAGTGTTCGATACAAGACTAAGAGAAGATAGTCAGGCCGCGGGTAAATGGGAAACTGAACAGGGCGGTGAATATTATGCAGCCGGTGTTGGTTCAGCAATCACGGGCCGTGGTGCGGATTTACTTATTATTGATGACCCACACTCTGAGCAAGATGCCTTGAATATGGCTTCGATGGAACGTGCTTATGAATGGTATACATCTGGTCCAAGACAACGTCTTCAACCTGGTGGAGCAATTGTCTTGGTTATGACGAGATGGAATATGAAAGACCTAACAGGGATGTTATTAAAATCTCAAAAAGAATTAAAATCAGACAAGTGGGACATCATTGAATTTCCAGCAATCCTTCCAAGTAATAAACCTGTCTGGCCAGAGTATTGGAAACTTTCTGAATTAGAATCTGTTAAAGCCAGTTTGAGTGTTGGTAAGTGGAACGCGCAGTGGATGCAAAATCCAACTAGTGAAGAAGGTAGTTTAATTAAACGTGAGTGGTGGAAAGTTTGGGATAAACCTTTTATACCCCCGCTTGAGCATATCATTCAAAGTTATGATACAGCCTTTCTTAAAAAGGAATCAGCCGATTATTCTGCTATTACCACCTGGGGAGTCTTTTACCCCAATGAAGATTCACCTGCTAATCTAATACTATTAGATGCATTTAAAGACCGATTAGAATTTCCAGAGTTGAAGAAAGAAGCTTATGAGCAATACAAATATTGGAATCCTGAAACAGTAATCATAGAAGCCAAGGCCTCTGGATTACCCTTAACTTATGAGTTGAGAAAAATGGGGATTCCTGTTATAAACTTCACACCCTCAAAAGGTAACGATAAACACGCGAGGGTTAACGCAGTATCCCCTCTATTTGAGAGTGGTATTATTTGGGCGCCGGACGAAAAGTTCGCAGAGGAAGTTATAGAAGAATGTGCATCATTTCCGTATGGAGACAATGACGATTTGGTGGACAGTACAACACAAGCGGTAATGCGTTTTAGACAAGGAGGGTTCGTGGCGCATCCAGAAGATTACAAAGAGGATTCATTACCTCAAGTTGAAAGAACGTATTATTAATTATGATTCAAGCAGCACCATTAGTTTTATCATTTGCAAGAGCAGTACCGATGCTAAACAAACTTGTTGGAGCTGTAGGAATAACTGAACTAGGTAATCGTGTAAATAATTACATTCAAGAAAATCCAGACGAGTCTGCAAAAATTGTATCAATGATTATGCCTACTCAAGGTATTGCAAATGCACTTAAAAATAAATCTAGTGAAGATGTAGAAGAAGTTGAAGAAACAGAAGAAGTTACTACAGGCAGTGGAGTAGAAGAAAGAATTAGAGAGATTTTAAGAGAAGCAGGCGTTGAAGATGCGGATAATCAAGACCTAACAGATTTACCAAAAGATTTAGAAGCTAAAGTTATGTCAGGTATTGCAAAGTCCTCTACTGATAGAAAAAAAGATATGATAGAAGCTTCTGCTATTATAGGTTTAAGTGGACCTGGTAGAGAAAGAAAAAAAATGATTGATGATGTATCTGATAGATATGATGAAGGTGGTGTTGAAGACGCACCTAAACCAAAGTTTGATTTTACAAAATTTTATAAAAACAGAAGAAGAAAAGCGGACGGCGGTTCGATAGGCATTGAAGTTTTATTTGAACCCAAAGTTCCAGCGGCCCCCTCACAACTAGTATCTGAATCTGATATTCTTTTAGGTTATAGAGGAGATGCTGCATACAGAAGTGGTAGCGAACAATCTAAAAGTATTGGACAGGGGAACGTCGGATCGAAAGCAAGTTTTGGTGGTGGTCAAGGTACAGATAGAAGTGGTAGGAGCGAAGGAGCAGGAGGAGTAAATCCTAATCAATACACATCAAATCAACAAAATGTAAATCAAATAAAAGCTGACCTAGGAATCAAAGATCCTAATCTACTTCAAAAAACTTTTAACAAATATAATAGTTTACCTTTTTACGCTAAAGGTGCAATCAACACAATGGCACCTGTAGAGTTAATGAAACTATTTCAAGTGGGAAACGTACTCAACACTGGTTATAATCAAATAAAAAGACCTGTTTTAACAGATGAAGATATATTATTAGAACCAGGTGCGCTTCCGGATTTAGCATTAGGTGCAACTAAAGAAATTAGTTTTGAAGGTAATAGTCCTTTTATGAAAGATCAAATTAACGAAAGAATTATTGCAGCAGAAAATAAATATTATGAACAAGGTAAAATGCCTCCAGAATTTTTAGGTGACAAAATAAGAATGAATATGGAACTAGGAAATTACGACGGATATATGGGCCCGGGATTTGAAGACGGCGGTCGAGTCGGATTATTTATGGGCGGTCCGGCATTAGAAGGTGAAGCATTATCTATTTACAATTCTATGAACGCTTACGGTAACACCGATCAACAGATCGCGGACAAATTACAATCATTAGGTATGTACACACCAGGTGATTCAACACCTGATACACCGGATACAGGAATTATTAATCAACAATTAAATCAAGGTCGTGATGATAGTGGAGGCATAACTACATTAGAGCCTTTAACTCGTAAATCAAATCCTAATAATTTTTTAAACAAAGCATTTTCTAAAATAGGAGACTTTACAGGTTCTATGATGGATAAATTTTCTGATACTAAAGTTGGAGAAGGAATTACAGAAGGTGCAACTAAATTTAAAAATATGGCATTCACTCCAATGATGGCTTTGATGAATACAAGAAATCCACTAAACCCTAATGCATCAAATTATAATCCTTTTCTTCAAGATCAAATGGATTTTCTTGAGGGGCAGACAGGAACTAGAATATCAGGAATGCCTGACAATTTACAATTTACTGAAGGTCAAATGATGATAGGTCGAGATCCTAATTCTGGTTTAACAAAGTATGGACCTGGTTCAGTATTATCAGGTAAGAATGTGGTATCAGGTTTTGGAACGAATGATTATGAAACAATGTTAAGAGATTACCTTACTAAAATGGAAGCCAACACAAGAATTTCAGCAGCAGGAAAAGCTGCAAGAATAGCTGAAGCCGAAGAAGAACTTGCCGCAGAAATAGAGAGACAACGTCAAGCTAATCAACGTACTACAAACCAAGGAACTTTAGATTATGGTATTACTCAAGGAATTTCTGAAAGAGATTATAGAAGTATAGATAGAACCAGAGAACGAAGTGATCGACAAGATGAAGGTAAGGGCCCAGCAGGTTCTTCTACATATAATGATCCCTATGATCCAGGCGGTGGAGAAAAAGATGGTGGGTTTATAGATGGATATAATAGAAGAAAATATTCAGACGGCGGCCTCGCTACGATGTTCACTAGGAGACGATAATGGAAATAAAATACGATCCAATTAAAGGTGCTATTGTAGATACTGAAAACGAAATAAATGTTACTCAACCTGAATTTTTGCTTTGGAGTGCTACTCATCCTGAAAAAGTTATGATAGACCAACCTAAATTGACAAAAACTAAAGCACCTGGTAAGATGATGGTAAAAGGTGTTGAATCAATAACAATTAAAGAGAGAATAAAATAAATGGCTACTATAGATAAACCACTTCCGAACATTACAGAAACTGTTATCAAAGTTCCGAAGCAAGAAGAATTAGTTGAAGCAAGAGAAGAGATTATTGAAAGAAAAGATCAACAAGGTAACATTGAAGTTACTATGGATGAAGAAGGTGGTGCAGAAATTGCATTTGACCCTAAAGCCGTCTCAGGAGAAGGTGGTGAAGATCACTTTGAAAACCTAGCAGACTTTTTAGGTGATGAAGTTTTAGAACCATTAGGTGCTAAAATGGTTGATCACTACAATGAGTATAAAGAATCACGTGCTGATTGGGAAGATACTTACAGAAACGGTTTAGATCTTTTAGGATTTAAGTATGAGAGAAGAACAGAACCTTTCAGAGGTGCATCTGGTGTTAATCACCCAGTACTTGCTGAAGCGGTTACACAATTTCAAGCGCAAGCTTACAAAGAATTATTACCATCTGATGGTCCAGTTAGAACTCAAATTTTAGGAGTGGTTGATGTTGCTAAAGAAGAGCAATCTAAACGTGTTAAAGATTTTATGAACTATCAGATTATGGATCAGATGAAAGAGTATGAACCAGAGTTTGATCAAATGCTTTTTTACCTCCCTCTATCCGGTTCTACTTTTAAGAAAGTTTACTATGACGATCTTTTAGGTAGAGCCGTTTCAAAATTTGTACCTGCAGATGATTTAATAGTACCTTATTCTGCAAACAGTTTAGAAGATGCAGAAGCAGTTATTCACGTAATTAAAATTTCTGAAAATGATTTAAGAAAACAACAAGTGGCAGGATTTTATAGAGATGTAGAATTAGGTTCACCTCCAGTTGTAGAAAATCAATTACAAGATAAAAAATTAGAGCTTGAGGGAATCGCTAGAGATGGTCAAGAAGATCAATATACTTTATATGAAGTACATACTAATTTAGATTTAGAAGGTTATGAAGATATAGGAGATGATGGTGAGCCTACAGGAATTAAACTTCCTTATGTTGTAACAGTATCTCAAGCAGGACAAAAAGTTTTAGCCATTAGAAGAAACTACGGTGAACAAGATCCGTTAAGAAAAAAAGTAAATTACTTTGTACAATTTAAATTTTTACCTGGAACTGGTTTTTATGGTTTCGGTTTAATTCATATGATTGGTGGTTTAACTAGAACTGCAACTGCAGCGTTAAGACAACTTCTTGATGCAGGAACTTTAGCAAACCTACCCGCAGGATTTAAGTCTCGTGGTATTAGAGTTAGAGATGATGCACAACCCTTACAACCTGGAGAGTTTAGAGATGTAGATGCACCTGGTGGAAACATCAAAGATCAGTTTATGACTTTACCTTTCAAAGGTCCAGACCAAACTCTTTTACAATTAATGGGAATCGTAGTTAACGCCGGCCAAAGATTCGCGGCCATCGCTGATATGCAAGTTGGCGATATGAACCAACAAGCTGCAGTCGGTACGACTGTTGCACTATTAGAGCGTGGTTCTAGAGTTATGTCTGCAATTCACAAAAGAATATATGTAGGACTTAAACAAGAATTTAAATTATTAGCAGAAGTATTTAAAACATATTTACCACCGGTGTATCCATACGATGTACCAGGTGCAAGACGTGAAATTAAAGTACAAGACTTTGATGACAGAATAGATATCTTACCTGTAGCAGATCCAAACATCTTCTCACAGACTCAAAGAATCTCAATCGCACAAAGTCAATTACAACTAGCGCAATCAAATCCTCGTATGCATAATCTATATCAAGCATATAGATCTATGTATGATGCGCTGGGTGTGAAAAATGTAAATGCAATCTTGCCTCCACCTGCTCCACCACAACCAATGGACCCGGCATTAGAAAATATTATGGCAACAAGTGGAAAACCGTTTCAAGCGTTTCCAGGACAAGACCACAAAGCACATATTGATGCTCATTTAGCTTTTATGTCTATCTCTATGGTACAAAATAATCCTGCAGCAATGATGAGTCTGCAAAAAAACATTCTTGAACACATTTCTTATATGGCACAAGAACAAATTCAGTTAGAATTTGTAGAAGAAATGCAAGAATTACAAATGATACAACAACAATTACAACCAATGATGCAGAATCCACAAATGCAACAACAAATGATGCAGAATCCACAAGCAATTCAGATGCAACAAAGGATTCAACAAATAACTTCACAGATTGAATCAAGAAAAGCGAAGTTAATTGCAGAAATGATGATAGATTACGCTAAAGAAGAGGACAAAATTAGTTCTGAAGTAGGTGGTGATCCATTATTAAAACTAAAATCACGTGAATTAGACATAA